GGTTCCGGATTACAGATAATCGTTTCCGTTTCGGATTCAAGTTTGAACACGTACTTTGCCGGGGTTGCCGACATATTGTCGTCAGGAAATGCCATTATTCGCGGGTTAATCTATTTATATATATTGTTTGATGGTTACTATTGCCTAATCCTATTTGTTTGTGATTCTTATCGTAAATTGCAACTGGTTTATTTAGAATCGCTTTCTCTATTCGTTTCATCTGGTCGAGTAGTTTAGGATCTGATTGATTTTTAATAATCATATTTTTGTCACTTGCTAAACTCATCAATCTTTTAGTCTCATCGTTATTTATAATTTGAGCGCCCTTAAACCTATCTCCACTAAAGTATGTCGGCTTATCTGCAATGATCACACCCCCACCGACTGGAAACATTAATTCCCTGCCTTCCTCTCCGAAAATACCCCTACTTGGTGCGTTTAACGTTCCTGATTTAAATTTTGCTATTGCGGCCAATGAAAGTCCAGCCATACCTAATACCCACGGGATTTGAGCCAGTGCCATTGGAGCCAATGCAATAGTTAGAGGGTTTGACGTCAATACGGCTGCCTGTGCCTGTATTGCAAATATCGTTTGTGCGGTCTTAATTCCAACCTCAATAGCTGATTGTATTTTATTGGCAATTTTTTGTTTTTTCTTTATCGCATCTTCTTTTTTTTGATATTCAGCTTCAATTTGCGCCCTCTGATTTTTTGTTAATTTATCATTATCAAGTAGATTATTTTTTTCTGTTTCGAGTTGCTCTAATTTTTTATTATTCGCGTCCGCATTTATTGAAAAAATAGTATCAACAGCCTGCTGAGTAAATTCTCTTTTGGTTTGCAACAAATCATTCTCGATCTCTTTTTGTTTATCGTTATACTCTTCAGCTTGCTTTAACTTTGCGTCGAACGCATCCTTTTCAATCGCTTTCTTTTCCTCCCATTTCTTACTAAATGCCTCAATCTCCTTTGCTGTATCGTCGGTTACCTTTTTCGTCAGATCTTCGCGATCTTTATCTTCGTCTTCAATTAATTTTAGTTTTGTTTTAACAGCATCTTCATCCGCTTTAATTTCTTTATTTCGATTTTCGACATAATCATTTACTTTCTTTTGCTCAGCATCAGCCAATTTTTTATCTGCCTTTTCTTTTTTATCCGCTGACTTTTTATCATCTTCCTCTTTTTTCTTTCGTGCTGACTCTTCAATTGCTGCCTGACCAGCCGCTAATTTTGCTGCCTTATCCGCTGCTGCCTTATCGTTCAATGCTTTGTCGTCTGCTATTTTTTTATCTTCACGAGCTAATATGTCTTTTTTTGATTTAAAAATATCAAATACTTTGCCGATACCTTTGAAAATAACTTCATTAACATTGAGTATCCATGTACCAAAATCAACCAACCTGCGCCATACTTTCATGACCACCCCGTCCCCGTCTTCAAGTTGAAGCAGTAATCCCTTCCATCCATTGCTAAACTTATTGTAACTACCTTGTAAATTATCGTTTGCCGTTTTTGCCATATCCTGAGCAATCGTGCCCTTCTTTACCTGGTCTTCAATCGTTGTCGTAAGGTCAATAAATTGCTGCCTGTTATTCATCATGATAAGGCCAGCGGTCATATTCTCACGCCCGAAAATCTTTTCCTGTTCAGCTGCTCTTTTTATTGGGTCAACTATCTTATTTAAAAGCGTTTCGGCTTCAATCAAAGCATCGTTAATATTAAACTGACCTGAAGCAAAACCAAGTCCAGCCGATTGCAGTTGAAGTAACGACCCCTTTAATTGCATTCCTCCTTTTTCGGCTTTCAATTGGAATTTTTCAAGTACCTCCAATGCAGCTGCGGACTGCTCCAAGGACATATTTGCAGCAACGGCCACAGGTGCAAGGTTTTTGAACGAGTCCACCAAATCCATAACCTCAGCACCACCGGCCAAAGAAGCGGCTGCAAGTGTATTTACCGCCCTCGCTGAATCTGTTAGAGGAATACTAAACGCATTCAACGCCTCCGCTGCTGCTACTGCTGCATCTTCGACACTTAATTTGCCTTGTGTTGATTCACTTAATATAATAGCATTGCGCGATACCTCTGCCAAAAGAGGGCCATTCTTTAACAGTTCAGGAAGTTTTGATCCGACCTTTTCAAAAGCCACAAGTATCTCGGTTGCGCTTGATTCGGATTCTTTAGCAAATTCACGCGCTTTGTCCTTCATGAATTCGAGGTCATCTCCTACCGCCCCAGTAATTGCACTCAATGAACTACCAGCACGTTGAAAATCTTTTGAAGTATCAATCAATGCTTTTCCGGCCATTACCAGCATGCCAATTGCCGCCACAATCATTCCGACCGGAGTTAATAACCATGCCAAAGCCGCTTTCCCCATCGATACAATTCCTGCCCCAAATGCAGCGACAGATATAGTACCAGTTGCCAATCCCTTGGTTAGACTTCCTAACTGATCCCGATAACCACCGACCCCCCTGCTATGCCTATTCGTTTCCTCTTCTGCCTTTCCTATTTCCCTGCTTAAATTGTCAATTTCCTTTGCGGCTTCTTTGGTGCGGGTTCCTGCTTTGTCGTAAGCTGTGGTTAATTCTTTGAGCCTGTCACGCATCCTGACCAATGATCCTTCCTCGGCCTGCTCTGCCTTTACCTTGTCTTTGATCGCTTGTGTAGCGGCCTGAGTTGCCACCCTGTTTTCAATAATGGTCTTCATCCGGCCGTCTTCAGTCTCTTTGAGCTTTTGCTCTGAAGCGGCCAATTGTTTGCCGATAGAATCAAGCTGTTTAGCTCCGTCTGCTGCTTCTTTTTGAGCCTTGGTGACCATCTCAAGGGTTACCCCTACCCCCTTGACGGCGTTTATACTATCGCCAAATGTCTTAGTAAGATTCAGACAACTGCTTGATAGTTTGTTTACTGAACCATCAATAATTATTAGCTCCTTGTTTATCGCCTGAATGTCTGCTATTTCTGAACTATTCGCCATTATCTTCAGTATTTGATTGTTGTGCAATTTTGCTTTCTGCCATCTTTTTCATCCCTAAAAATGCTATTAACAGCATTCGGTCGTTAAACGGTTCATTCATGAAGTTGAAGACGGAATAAAAAACTTCGATTAGCGGGGTTTCCTGCCTGTCTGTCACATCTTCGACCGGAAACATCTCAGCATATTTGTCGATTTTATGCTGGATAAAGTCTTCAAAAGTCTGCAAATCTTCGGGAGTTTCAATCTTTATGCCTGTCCATTTTTCAACCTCTTGTAGTACCCTTTCAAGTTGCGGCGAATCTTTGTAGTCTTTTTCAATGATGATCTTAAAAGCGTTGATCTTTGGTTTTAATCCCAATTCTATTTGAACGGCTTTGTAAAGAGCTTCATATATTTGTAGCTTTCGATACATCATGACCTTATCAAATTCATCCTGAAGACTGGTTACCGTTTGCCCTCCGATGGAAGTAAAAATATCCTTAGCCAGCTTTTCAAGTTCTTTCCTGCACAAAAATAAAGGGATGAACCAATATTTTTTAAGGACGTTGGCGGACTTTGTGGCATCCAATAGGATCACGTCTTTCAAACTTATTTCATGAAGCCGCTTAATCATCTCAATCCGTTTTTAATGTCATCATTTATTACATATACAACGATGCAAAGAACTAATATAAGAAGTGCCCAAATCATCCGAATACTGTTTTTTTGTAATCTTCAATTATTGCTTTGTCATTTATATCTTTCGCCTTACCTTGCTGTTTTGGACTTACCCCGAAAATAGATCCATAGTTACCAATCAAAAAATTAACCTTTGGATCATCTGAAGTGATAATATACTCTTTTTCGGTCGGCATAGTCATTAACATGCCTCTTTGAAAGTCGCCCGTGTCAAATAAATTAGGTTTGCTTTTGCCTTTCCGTTTTGCATAGGCACGGCTCAAATTTGGTGACTTTGTGCGGGAGTGTATCAACGGCTTATCTAAAGCATCGAGCGACCCTAACATGTTACTTTTGTTCATCGTAAGCATAACCGCCTCGTTGGATTCAATGACCCGGATAACGTTCTCTTTGAACTGTGCCATCCATTGATTAGACTTTCGTTGTATGTCAAGTATTCTGCTCATGATATAAAAAAAGGTGCCACAATCTCTCGTAACACCTATTTAAAGTTAAACCGTTTCCGGCTTTGGTTTCTGTACAGGAACTTTCACCCCTAAAACTTTAGCAACCTCTTCGGGTGTTTCCGTGACCTGACCTTTCAAACCATTTTCATAGAACTTTAAAAAGTCGCTCCATTTCCATGTTGAAAAGTCAATGTCCACAGTGTTAATATCTACTGTCCCGAATATCATACAGGAATATTTAACACCTGTGAAAGACTAACGACATGAGACGAAGTGATTTTCTCTGCCTGAATCTCGAAGTCGCCTGTCATTGGCGTAGTACCTGTGACATAGATTGTCAGAGTGTAGATACCAATATCCGCCCCAGCTGATGAAACAATCGCAATCACAGCCGTATTATCGGTGGTTGTAGAAACTACTTTCCATTCTGCTGAAGTTGTGAACCCTGCATAAGGCAACCCAGTAACGCGGTGAGTGGCTTTGATGGTCAATGCTCCGGCTGCATAAGCTGAAGCGATTTCGATCTTATAGCCAACAGGAACCAACTCTTCCAACTCCCTGCGTGAGAAAGCTGTCTCGGTTACTTCCTGACCTTTCATCTGCGCTACGCTGTCAAGCATGATCTCAAACGGGCAGGCTTTTTGTTTACCGTCTCCGCCTGGTTTTGGCATACCATAGTTCACAAACATAGTACCGGAGAATCCGATAACATTTCCCGAACTGTCGAAGCAGTGCAGTAAAGTACCATCAGCCAGAATGAAGATAAAATCATAATCTTTGCCATCAGCACCAAACCATGTGCGGTAATCCTGATACGACATAAACCCATATCCCACGCACTCCCATGCGAAGTCTTTGGTTTTTTCTTTCATGCCAGTGTTAGCCGTGGTGAATTCCGGTGCAGTGGTTTTGTCCTCTATGCCCCGGCGAAGGTTGATATACGTACCCACAATTGCCGCCGATGTGGCTGGATTAAGGTGAGCACCCCAGCCGGAAGCGAGTTTCGCATTTGCCAGCGTGGTTACTGTTCCAGGATTAAGCACAATCACCCCTTCGATATCCGGCAGGAATCCTTTGCTCAACCCATTTCCTGAATATTTCAATGTTGTCATATTGTTTTTATTAAAAGTAAGTTTTCAAATTTCAATTCAATAGCGGAAAGAACATCAAATGATCCGTCATCGTTATTAAGCCAAAAAGGATGATCGTTAACCGAGGTCTTGTAATCCTTTGAACCGATATTCTCATGGTAATCAATCTCATAGGTGAGCAGGGCGAAGATAGGATATAGCACGGCCTTCATGGTATTTGTGTACCTGTCTGCCGTGGTCTGATCCAAACTGGTCAGCGTAGCGATAAAAACACGTGGCGAAATGGTATAGATATACTCTTCAGTCCATGTTTCTTTATTCTCACTCGCATCCCAAACAAGCCAAACCAAAGGATATTTAGCCAATTGGTTGTTATCCTTTAGTTGGCATGCTTCGAGTAATTCAAAATACGTTCCATATTCAAAGTAAGGTAGTACATTGTCAAGGTCATAACGTGCCCTTGCGCTTGCCACTATCTCAGCGAAGACATCAGGAAAATATTTAAAATCTATACTCATATTCCGAATTGATTAATATTCCATTTTGGTTTAAATACCCATTCAGGATAACTCAACTTATTAACATAAAGAAAATTATAAGCTGATGGGGCATCGTTGAAAACCCGTGTCGAAGCACCTGAAATAGAGTTAGGGTAATACCTTTCCCATTCCGGCGGTATTCTTCCATAGAGTTCTCTCATACGTTCCCATGCGTTGCATAGCTTATTGACAGACGAGGCGCGCGACCCTTTACCAGACGGGGTTAAAATCGTCCCCGTACCAGATAGATGGGTTACGTCCCTTTCGACATATTTGTAGAAAGTATAAAAAGCGATCAGAGATAACTTCGCAGTATTCTTTAATCCCTCCCATTTTAACGTGGTTGTTATCCCTGCAAAAGTGTGCTCAAATGTTGCCCCGTTAACCAGATCAATGTATTTTTGCGTCACAGGGATACCGCCTTCACCCGTACAATCAGCGATCAGTAAGGCATACAACTTATAACCAAGCAAGTCAATCAATATTTCTTTTTCATACTGAGCGATTGCCTGACTTAAAGCCGTTGCATTGGCCGCCGTGTTCGGGAGGTTAATCTCACATACAAAATATGTACTGTCAATCAGTGGCATAGCCTATTTTTTTGCTTTTGGTTTTGCTTTGGCCTTTGCTTTTGGCTTTACAACCTTTTTAACAGGTTTCAACTCTCCGGCAGGTCTTGCAGCTCCGATGCGTAACATCAGTCCTGCAAGTTTGCCAGTGAATACCTTTCCGGTTCTATTTGATATTGCTTCCATCTTTTTATGGTTCTATAGGATCAGGAACGAGGGCAGTTAATACAGCTCCTAACTTTGTGGTAACTGTTAGTATCCATTGAGTTGCAGATATACAAACTACCCTAAATCCTGAGTCTGCGGGTATCCTTGCTTCAACGCCAACGGTTGCCGCTCCGGTTCGATCTGTTGAAAAGCCGGCCAGTGCTACACTGACCAAAGCCAATAATAAAATTAGCTTTTTCATGACTTATACCAGATCAATATCAGTAACGGCGGTATCCAAAGAAGAGGCATAGATAACGGCCAAAGGATCACGTACAGCGAAAGCCAGACGGGTCTTGATAACGATGGTTTTTTGTCCCTCGGTCAAGTCGGCTGCATTGTAGCCAATTTCCATTGTCATGTCTTTGCGCTTGCCTAACAGAAATTGTTTTTGATCGCAAACAACACAGGCATCAGTAGCAAAACCGGCGGCGGCGGTTACCTTAATCTGCATTCCACAGATTGCAGTCGGCTCACCCGTCAAAGAATAAACAACTCTGCGATCCTGAATTGAATTGTTCAATTCGTCTTTTTTGCTTCCAAGTTTGGAGAGCAACAGCGGACCAACCAGAACTGTATCAGGACGGTATTTATTCGTCTCGCATTGTAGTTTCATCATTGCAATTGCATCTACCTCAGTAGCCGCATGAACAGTGTCTGCATAAGTTGTAGAGCTTGCGAAATTTGTTTTCTTTGAGGCGGCCAACAAACCTTTAATCGTTGTCAGGTCGTCCCCTGCGGTTCCAAGTACATAACCGTCAATCTTGTCGAGGATTTTTGAAGGGGCAACGCTTGCAACTTCTTCCATAACCTCGTTCAGGTCGTCCAGTGTCTCATCAGAAATAATGAAATGGGTGGCTACATAACAAGATGCAAACTCAACGGTTTTCAACAGGAATGAAGAAGCACCCGATGCGCCGCCCTCAGTTTTTGTTCCTGCGTTATCGACGTAAGTGTAAACCACTAAAACGCTCATTTTCGGCTTCGTAATGGTTTTTGAAGGCATCCAGTCGGTGACGTGCTGATAAATAGTCAGCGGTGTGCCAACCCTTTGCGGGTCAAGGTCCGTCAAACGAACGGTTCCTACATTGGCCTGAACCATGTCGGACTCGATCAATTCTGTTTTGATCACGAAAACTGGAGAATTCTGGTGCCCCTTGTCGGTGAAATATTCCTTCAAAGAAAAGCGTTTTCCGTAATCGTCATTCTTTTCGGTTAACAGGCCGTCGATTGTAGCCTTGTCCATTACCGATGCAATCAAAGCATCTTTGAAGCTCTTTGGCCTTTCGTTCTGTACTTTCACTACTTCGCTCATCGCTTTGATAGCGGCGGCATTGGCGGCGGTTGCAGCCAGCAGGTTATCAACGCTTTCTTTGAGTGCTGCCATTCCTGCATTGTCCAGTTTCTCAGCGATCATTTTGTTTATCGCCTCAACTTTTTCATTCAGGGCTTTTTCGGTGACCGTTTCTTTTTGCGAGTCAGCGATGAGAGCCTTAATCTCAATCAATAATTCATCTTTAGGGTCCATGTTTAATTTTTTAAATGGGTTAATAAATACTTGTAATCAATTTGAGTGCTTTTAGCGGCTCTATTTTGAGTGCCTTTCATCGGCGGCTCTGTCATTGGATTTTGCATCGGGTCTTCAACTGGCATCCCTTCGATGCTAATTGTTGGGGTAGCCTTGTTGCTTCCCATCGGGACGGCTGACCCCTCTACGCATTTGGCTTCCAGTACATACCAAAAATAACCTTCCTCATCTGCCTTTTCAAAATTGGCAATCATAGGGTAATATTTCTTCCATGCTTCAAACTCATTCGGATATTCTTCGTCATTGATAGCCATATCCATCTTAACATACTGCATACCTACGCTGTGATTACGTACCCATCCATTCAGGTACTGATTGAGCATGAACTCATTGCGTTTCTTTTCGATATTGGATTCAAACGTCAACCCCTCGGTAACTCCCGGATAAGGAAATCCAAGTTCCTGCCATGTGTAGGTGCGTGTATATGCTTTCAGGTTCTTACCGTCTGATATGATGCTTTCAAACTCCATTTCATGCTCTTGCAGGTGCATTAACATTTTGTTCTCTGCCAAACTTTTAGCCCAAATCCCCGGGAGGTGAACGTCACCGTGGCAGTCCAGAAAATTAGTAGTGTTGATAATTACGACTACTTTCAAATTGTCCTGCATCGTTGGATCGAGCGGGTTCATCTCTTCTTTAGAGGCTGTTTGCTCTTTGTTCCAAACGATCTGAGGAGCTACAGAAATGCAATCAGCGTGTTTAATAGTTGCTTTCTTTTGCGCTATCAATTGCTTTTTGTTCTTAAACAGAAAATCAAACATCTCTTTTTGGGTTCTAAATTGCTTCGTCCCGTAGTTGTAAGTTTCCATAGCCTTATTTTTTAATGAGTTTTTTCTCAAACTTTTTAGCCCTGATTTTTTCGATCTCTTCTTTCGATAACTTTACTTTACTCATGGTTATATTTTTTTAAGTTCAACCAAAATTGTTTTACCATAATCAAGAGCGGTCATTTTGCACTCATAAAATGGAGCATCTTCCCCTTCTTTTATGTCTTCAAATTCGGCACAAAATCCGGTATAAATAAAGTCACCAATATTTATTTCCCTTTCAATATGAAGTGGAACAAACTTTGTGAATAGTGGAATTAAATCTTTTGTACACTCTAAAACTAATACGCTGGATATTTTAACTTTACCTAATTTCATTGTATTGTTATTGGTGTCGTATCTGGTACGACTGGTTGATTTGCATTTGTGCGTTCAAACTTATAGACATCTCCGCCCTGTACGGCTTCCATGTCCATCAGCTCAAGGTACTGGTTCCATGTGATTACATTATTGTTATATGCTGTTTCACCTGTGCGGGCGTTCATCGTCAATGCTGTGGCTTTTTCTTTGAAACCTTCCTGAAGGCAGTCGATATGCTCCCAACTTGTTTTAAGAATGAAGCCATAATCACGCATCTTCAGACGTTCGGTGTAATATTGATCTTCATTTTCAACCAGCGGAATGACAGTATTTTGATACAGCCTTCTTTCTGCCTGTCGCTGATTTTCAAACGTTGCACCCTGCGTGTAGGTCTTATACAGCTCTGGAGGTATTCCAAAACCATTTGAAATGATCATTGCATTGTTGCTGAACTCCTTATAGATTCCCAGCTCTTCGCTATTCATGATTGTTTTGATGTAGTCAATATCTGAATAGCTGATTAAATACTGGTTTTGATTTTCTCTTATCCCGTAATTAGCCTTAAAGGTTTGGTCAATCTCCTTCTTTGCGTCCTTTGAAAGTGGTATTTGCGTCCCGGTTGCGTCCTTATTGTTGGCCTTGATGATCCCTTGCATACCTCTTGACTTAAGAATAACATTCATTGCTTCGAAAGTCAACTGAGTATTTGTAATCGCAAATCGAAGGTTTTCAAGCCGTGAAGATCCAATGATGGAATTACCAACATCCGAAAAATTCAGGTCGTTAAAGTGAATAATCTGATCCGGCGAAAACAACCGGACAGGGTTGTAATTAATTAGCGCGTACTTTTCAATGATTCCCTTTATGTCAACTTGGTCAAATATCTTACCCGTCTGCCGGACCTGCATCCATTCTGATGGGAGGTTAATCATCGTTTGAACCGTCTGAATATCAGTGTCGAAGGTCTCTAAAGGGTTATTCAGGTAGATGTAATTATTCCCAAAGGTAAAAAACATGTACGTTCTTTCCTTGTTAAACTCCATAACCGACTGCAAAGGATTAGGCCGTTCAATGAAAAGTTTTCGGGCATTCTTTACGCCTGTCTTTCCTGAAGTCCAGGGAATCTCTTTTCCGTTCAGGTCAACCAGGTACTTACGTCCGTTGGCCGCTGCATCTGAAAGGATCGAAATACAGCCATTCAATACAGGGTTATTCGCAACAGCTTGTCGGTATTCGTGAGGGTTAGACAACGACAACCAAGCCGGAACTCCGTTTAAATATTCAAATGTAGAGGTAGTAATTTCGCTCCGGTTGATACCAGAACGGCGGCCAAAGAATGAAGCCAATGACTGAAAAGTTGATTCAAACATATTTTCAGTTGAGTTATTTCACGCAAATATAATAAACATGTTTTAAAACATAACTATAAAACATGTTTTATTTTTTGAGCGTAAAAAAAACCAACTTATTTAGCTGGCTTAATTTCTGTCTGACTGGTTTCCTTTTCTTTCGGCGGTCTGCTGTGAAAGTATTTCGCCTCAACTCCACAGCAATACTTTTGTTTTTTACCGCTCCCATATTTGCAGGGCTCGTTTCGGTTTGGTTTAACTGATCGCATCGGATAGCCGTTACCCTCAAACATTTTTACTTTTCGGTTCTGTTTCATTTGGGTACTTTTTTATTCTCTTGTAATGAATTAAAAAATTGTAGCTGCAAAATAGTCTCAACCCCTCTCATGTGCCTTTGATGAGCAGATGAACACCGGAAGGATTTCACACTCGCATACCCGAACGCTTTAGCAATTTGAGCGTGTGAAAGTTTTGCGGCTTTAATATTTGGGTATTTCATTTCTTCTTTACTCCTCGTTTACATAATACTCAATAATGTCACTATCAATATCAATGGCCTTCCAGTTTACTATCCTGTATCCATAAAGACATATTCTGTCTCCTACACCCAAATGTATCTCCTTATCAATGATTTTACATACATCTTTATGCTCATTAATGATAAATCCGCTCGGAATTAAATCTTCGTTAATGTACTTTTCATCTTCGTCTATGGTTACGTCAGACAAATAAAAAATAGTTTTCATTTCTTGGTTTTTAATTGGTTTATCCTATAAATGTAATACTTTGATATTAAATACTACTATGATTTTCAATTATTTTCATCAACTCCCTTAAATAAACCGTACATTTTTTCAAGATAAGCCGCCAAAGCGCAAATCGCGTCTGGAAAATCATCTTCCTTTGTGCTTGTTTTCATTAATTTTGTGGTTTCATTAATTCCCCTTTGCAGCTCTGGCGTAGGATTATCAGGAAAGTAAAAAAATAGTTTGATAATTCCAGCTTGTGCAAGTATCCTGCCCATCTTATTGGCTTTGGCAAATTGCCCGAATACCTCAATATCTGGTATCAACTCTCTGATCCTTCGGGAGAAATATGCACCAAACGAATTGGTTTCAATCAACAAATGGCTTATACGGTGTTCTTTTACCTTACTCTGGACCTGCCCTTCCTGAATTGTGAGGTTGTTTTGATCGAAAATAGCATCAACAATGTACACTCTATCTCCGTAAATCCTTGCTATTGGCATAGAAAAGTAGTTTTCGCCCGTGTCGGCTGTATCGATCGAAGCAATAGTAAAGTATTCCATATCATCGGGTAGCTCAGTGTATCGTTTCAATGAACTGACTGGAAATACTTTAGTCTCATCATCTGAAATAGCAATACAATGATAATTAGCCTGGAAGATCATCTTTGTTCTGCTGTCAACTTCCATCCGGTGTTTAAGCTTCAAATAGGATTCTTTACTCAGCATGTCAGGGCAAAGCATCTGATCTGTTTCCTGATTGTAAATAGGCATGGCCAAAATATACC